ATATGTTTTAATATACTTATTTTCCAAAACTTACCTTACCATCTTTTAATTGTTGTTCAACAATTTCTACTAAAATATCACCAATATAGTTTTTGAAATCTTCCGACTTGACATCTACATTTTTTGGATTTAACATAATATCATATGTAAATCTTAAAGGTACATCACCTTTTTCTGTAGGTTCTGGTTCAAAAGCAACCTTATCGTATTTGTAAATTACTTCTTCGTATTTACCTGAAAGTAATTTAACACAACTAAAGTCATCACCCTCACGTTGAGCAAAGGCGTATCTTTTATTCTTCGTCTGTTCCGTATGTGAATTTTTGTTTGGCATGTTCATCAATTTTATCTAATACTTCCTTTGTAAAATACTTGTCGGGATTTTCATTGATGTTTTTACCAAATACTTTAGAACCATCAGGTGTTTCATATCTTGTAGATACTTTCTTAAATACACCAGCAGCTTCTCCAAGTTCTAATAAACCATAATGTTTATCTAAACCTGTTTTGTATGTGAGTCTAACATCAATCATAGCGTTTTCTTTTGTTAACCTTGACTTATAATTTTTACAATGAATAATATTACCAACTACTTCCGTACCGTCTTTTTCTTTACGTTTACTTAAATAGATGATTGACGAGGCAGCGTACTTTAAACCAGAACCACCACCCATTTCTTTTTGAGGGAACATAGAACCAATAACATCATATGTGTGATTGGTCATTATCATAGGTATATTTGCTTTACCTAATTTAAGTGTTAAAACTCTAAACGTTGACTTGACTATTTGTGATCTAGTCATATCTCTTGTTTCTTTACCAGCGGCTGTATCTTCCATTTCTTTTGTAGTAGATAACATACCTAAACTATCAAGTACAAACATCAAAGGTTTTCTTTTATCCTCTGGTTGTTCTAAATACTTGTCTATAATTTTAATAGATTGATTTCTAAATTCTTGTACTGTAGCAACAGGTACAATTACCATTCTAGTAGAATCAACTCCTCTACTTTCAATCATACTCTTTGATATGGCACTTTCTGATTCGAAGTAAATTACACCAGCGTCTTTGTCTGTTTCTAAAAAATGTTGGCAGATACCTAAGGCAAAAAATGTTTTACCTGTAGCAGCTTCACCAGCAATTGCTGTAATCTTATTTGCTGGCATACCACCGTAAATACTACCAGATAACAAAGCGTTAAAGGCATACGAACCTGTATCTATAAAGTTTGTAACGTCAGCACTATCAATCCCTTCACTTACTAAACCAGCATACTCATTACCAGTTTCTTTAATAATATCTTTCAAAAAATTACTCATACTATATCTCCGTTCTTACAATGTGTTTTCTTAAAGCTCGTACAAGTCTTTCCATATTATCAATAATGTCTATTAAAGATTTATCGGTAATGTAGTGTTGTTTTTCTTTTAGCTTGTCGTATTCTTTTAATGAAATCTGTACCATTGGACTTGGTGGTTGATGTTCATTTTCCATTGTGGCGTCCAGCGCTCTTTGTTTTTCTTCACTATCTGTCATAAAATATCCTTCAATTTATTATATTAATATACTATACTTTACTTAAAAAGGCAAGTCTACCTTTATTTATCATCATCAAATACCTGTTCCCATCCACGAGGTACTACGGTGTCCATAGGATTTAGGTTTTTCGGTCCATTCCATTCTGTTTTTGGCATTTGAGCCTGCCCTTCCCATTCAAACCTTAAATTTTCATCTTGTGGTACCCAACCTTTTCTTGGTTCTTCATAGTCTTCAGGTTTCACTCTTGTCCATAATAATTCTTTCATATCTTTTATATTGACCATACCAAAGTCATTATAAACACGACCCTCAAATTTATCAGCCATACTTAATACAATCTCTTTATTGTAGGCAATCTTTCTTTGATAGTCGTAATACTCTTTTAAATCTTTGTAATCTTCTTTTGATATCATCTGATTATTTCTATATTGGCATTCGGTCCCCATATTTCAAGTTCCTTCCTCAAACGATTATCATTCTTTAAATTATTATATCTGTTGGTTGCTTTCTTTTTCCACCAATCTATAATATTATTTAGGTTATGTTTGTCGTAATTGTCGTCTTTGATAATCTCTTTTGTTTTATTATTTACTATATCTATATAATTCTTAATACCATAATTACAAGTGTAATATCTTTTTCTTTCTGTAAGTTTTTTAGCATTAATAATAGTAGTATTAAACTTATCTAAATTATCACCAGATAAACTTCTCTTTACTAAACCAATAATGGCCTGTGTTAACTTTAACTTTCTACTTGAAGCGTCATCTTTGACCAGTTTGCCTACTTGATTTTCTACAAAACTAGACAGGTCATGGAAAGGTTTACCATGTATCAAAGGTATAAAATCACTATCAGTTAGGCCTTTATATCTTAGATATGGTTTCATACCATCATATTGACTTGATGATTTACTATTACCATATAAACTTGTTGTTTCAAATAATGATAAGTTCATACCATACTTGTCATTTAATTTTTCTCTAACCCAATGACTACAACATATGGCAGCCAACAGTTTACCACCTAGGTAGTTATAACCAAATGGTTGTGATGGTACAATTACAAAACCCATAATGGCAGTCTTATTAAATGTAACTAACTCTGGTACATTACCTAACATTGTATTACGAGGTTTCATATTAATTACTGGCGAACCACATCTAATAAAACCAACCCACTTATTAGACTTTTTTTCTTTTACACCTATCTTTAAATTTTTACCAGGCACACTTGACATATTAGTGTGTGATGATATTAAATTTAAAAAAGAATCAAATGTTGTATTATCTGGCTCTGTAATCTCAAACTCCATATCTTCAGGTGACATATCAAAGTTATCAAAGATTTCTGTTTCAGGACCCATGCCTGGTAAACTAGCCGATATAGTATCGTTTAGTTGATTCATTTTTTGATCTCTCATATATTGGTCAATACGATTAAACTGTCCAAAGTAATCATTAAATATACCTGAACAGTATAATGCCTGGTCTGTAGATAATGTTTTATTTTTCATTATTCCACCACCACAATAATATTACTGGTATCATCATAATACCCATGTAAATTAAAAGTGCCGTTGTTAAGCTCATACTTCATTTCCCCAACTATGCCAATTGTTTCTTTTTCTACGAGCAAAGAGCTCTACATAAGGGCCATCTAACATATTCTCTATATGATTATACACAATATCTGGTTTTCTACTATGTTCTTGTCTTTGTTCTACCACTAATTGTGGTATACTCTTGCTGTTTCTTTTAGGTTTACCTCTTGTTGCTAATAAACACATTTCAGGATTGGCCCTTGTCCAATATCCTAAACCTGTAAAAAATCCCATACTCTTACGATTTGTTTTAGCCCATGTAAAACCTACTGTCTTATACTTGAAACCCCAAGCGTCTATTACTTTAAATGCCTGATCTAATAATGGGTCAACCACCCACATTAAAAGGACTGAATTGTCCTTAGCAAGGTCACCAACAGGTAACCGAATAATGTCAGATAAAGACATACAAGGATAGTGTTTTTCAGGACTTCTATCTTTTCCTTTGTTACTATACGTTTTAAAATACCAAGGCGGGTCAGCATATATTACTCCATATTTGTTATCAGTGTTAAAGTTCATAAGTTATAAAAAAATATTTAATTAATAAAACAATTAGTAAAAATCTAGGTATAGACCAATTCGTTTTTATGGCCAATATACCACCAGTGGCAAATCCCCAATGTATCAATGCTAATGTTATAAAGAAACTCATCCGAAAAATGCCTCTAAGTTTGCCTTTTCTTCATGTTCCCAACCAATAGATTGTAGTATAAATCTCATAGGGTCTAAAAATGTTTTAGAAAATTGTGTTTCATAATCTATATACTGTTCTAGTTTAAATTCTTTAGGTAAAGTTGTAATGTAACTTATAACATCAAACTTAAATGGATTAGCTTCTACTAGTTTAAGAAACTTAATCTTATCACCCTCTTGTATATATGGGTACTTTTGACCAAGGCCAAATTGTTTGAGTTGATGATTGTATATCAAAGCACCTTTAACATGAATTGGCGTACCTTTAATAAACACGTTACTAGCATGTCTATACTTTCTTAAATTGTTACAACTTCTAGGAAAAGATATTTGTTCAGCCGTCATAGTAAAAAATTCTTTTTTAAAGTCAGCAATAAACTTATGTAAATCTGATTGTTCTTTACCCATAATAATTTTGATTGCCTCTTTAATCTTACCTCTACAAACTTGTGGTGTAGATGACTTTACTGCCTCAATACCCATAATCTTTAGTTTAGGTTCAGATAGTCTAACGCCTTCCTCGTCAAGTACGTTTAACATATATCTTTTTTTAGCAACCCATATACCTTTGTTGGCGACAACTTCTCGTTTCATAACCATACAATTCTTAAAAGCATTTGTATAATCAGCCAACTCATTAAAACACTTTTCAATAAAAGGTTCTAATCTACTATCAACAACTCTATCCAAAAAATTACATATCTGTTCATTGTTTTTACCCTCACAAGTCTTTTGTACTAACTTGTCAAGTGTAACATAGATTGAGTCTGTATCTGAAGCCACGATATAATCTAGTTTATCATGTGTCTTTAGTATTTCATTTAAATAAGTGTTAACCTTTTCTTCAATAAATCTAATAATGAATTGACCTGCTGTTGTAATGGCACTTGCTTGTCTTACATCATAGTATCTAAAGTATTGGTTACCAACAGCACCATAAGCCGAGTTAAGAGCAATCTTTCTTGCCCATTGAATATTATGACAACGAGAAATTTCTCTTACAAGTTTAGGGTCTTTTGTTTTTTCATATTCTTTTTTAGCCTTCAACATTCTTTTCTTGTAGATAACTCGTTCATTGTACATTGTTTCCATCATTTCAGGTAAGAAACCTTGACCATCATTCTTAAACATGGCACCGTTAGGTGTTAAACAAGCACCTTCGGTTTTTAAATGAGAGAGTGGTGTTGATTGAGTTAACATCTTGTTGACTGAAACGCCAGATGATTTAACTCCTAATATCTTTTCGGGAGAAATATTATATTGAATAATAATGTGAGGATATAGGGAGTTAATGTCAAACGACACCACCCATTTGTGCTGACCAACTTTAGGCTCTTTTACATAAGCGCCCTCGTACTTTGTTTCTTTTATATGGTCTTCTCTAGGAGGCACACAAATATTTTTTTTCATTAAATGATTTGCTATCAAAGTATCCCATACTCTAACTTGTGAAAATATATCACCATAGTTTACTTTACTTTCATAGGCAACAGTTAATGATAAGTCAATTAGACCTAGTTTATCTTCTAGGCCGTCAACAATTTCTACGTCTTGTATATTGTAATCAACAAATGATTGAAAGTCTTTTGTATACCAATCTTTAAATGTAGGATATGGCATATCATCTTTACCACGACCAAGTTCTAACTGACCAATAAAGTCAAGTTTATAACTCTCTTGTCTTTGTGGTACAAACCATTTGTATAAGTCAAGGTAATCTAAATTGGTAATACCGTATAATGTGTAAACTGTTTGTTGTCTTCCTCTTACTGTAAGTTCTTCTCTGTGAATTAAGTTCCAAGGCGACATCTTGTTTGCTACTTTATCACCAGCAATCATTTTAATTCTATTCATTAGGTATGGTAAGTCAAAGAATTTTGTATTCCAACCTGTCATAACATCTGGATAGTTTTTAATCCAAAACTTCATAAACTCAAACAACAATTGGTTTTCGTTCTTACATTTAATATATGTTATGTCTGATCTATCGGTCTTAAAGTCGCCTACACCCCATGTAATAATCTGTTTGTTTGAGTGATTTTTAACTGTAATACAAAGTAGTTCTTCAATAGGATTTTCTACATCAGGAAAACCATTTTCACAAGTAGTTTCTATATCAAGTGTAAAGATTTTAATTTGATCTTTGTCCCATTTAATATTTTCAGGATGTTCTTTACCAATATATTGATAATGGTATCTTTCTAAACCATAAACAGGAGAGTTTTGTGTTGCCACTTCTCTACGAAATTTACGAGCAGCGTCTATGTTTTTAAATGTAATAGGTTTAAGAAACTGACCTTGTAAGTTTTTGTAATCAGTTTGTTGTTGAGTTAAAGCGTATAAAGTTGGAGCAAAGTCAATCTTATCTTTGTAATCTTTACCGTCATGTATTCCACGAACAAGTAATTTACCTTTGTATTCAATAACTGACTTATAAAAATTCATAATTTAAAACCGACAATGTGAATAGTATATTAGGGTATTCTAACAATTAAAC